CAATGTTTCATTGTCAGTATCTGTTAAATCAAGTTTTGCGTTTTTATATGCGTTAGCCATTTTATCCTATGAACCATGCGATTGCTTCATCTTCGTTCCTTAATTGTTCTGGTGTGTAAGAAGAATTGAGAAGCGATATTAACTGGTCTAGAGAGGTAATCAATTGATTAATTTGCTCCTCACTATAATCAGAAGGTGCCTGTGGTAATCTTGGTATGTTTATCTGCGACATAAACTTGCTATGCCTCCTCTTGATAAATGTGGGTTAGGTCTTGGTCTAGGTGTCGAACTGCCCATTACAGGTGATGATTGATTAAAAGAGCGTTCCCAGGGATTGGAGGCAAATGAACTTATGTCACGCGATGTCTGTACTGCTGTTGAAGGGTTGTAATGTACAGTTGCATTCGGACCAGAAAGCCTTTCGTCAGTAGGATTCATAAACCTCTTGAAAGACGATTCTCTAGAAGCAGGAGACAATCCATATATTACGTCTTGCCCATAGATTGCTTGATGATCGTAAGGATTTCTATGGGAAGTAAGTTTGGGTGAATGCTTGTACTCGTGTCGGTAAGTATCCGATATCATGTTTTGAAGTTCATGACCTCCTTTTGCTCCATAATGCTCCCACCAGTTTACATGCGATGGTAAGTTTAAATCAATGTTTGTTGTTTCCCCTGTTCCTTCCCCTAATGCATCTTCACGAATGTTATATCGTGCAAGATAGTTTTTTTCATTTATGGGCATTCCAAATTTATCCGTGTCAAATTTCTCAGAGGGAGGATCAAAAGGTGTATAATCCAAATATCTATATGGACCCTTTGTTGAATGCTCTCTTAGTCCTGCAAGTGCAGTTACATCATAGGGATCATCTGAAAAACCCATAGCATATCCAAAATCTGCACCCTCTTCTGAAATTGCACCATATCTAATATCATCATACATGTCCTGCTCAAATTCTATATCTCCTAGTCCAGCCTGCAACATCCAATCAGGATCGTTATACTTATCGTATAAATTTCCTCTTGCTTCCCATGCTTCTTGTGGTGTCATTCCTTGATTAAGTGGATTTGGATGTGCCATTAGATTGTACTCCCTTTTTGATTAAGTAAGGATGCAAGGCCATTAATTCCTGCACCCACTCCTCCTGCCATTTTTCCTCCACTTGGACTAGCAAGTGTTTGAAATGGTTGTTGCATATCATTTGGTCTTCCCGGTTGTGGCCATAATGATGGTCCTCCTCCTGGATTACCATACGGATCCAAAACTCCACCCATTCGCGGTCCTACATCAATTGGCTTGTCTGAAATATTCCATCCACCATCCAAGTAAGTACCTCTTGGGTCAGCGTAGTATCCTTCACCGGTGAAAAAATCAGCGAACCCCTGCGTGAATCCTGGTTGTCCCATTCCTCCTCCCCATTCTTCATTCGTTTGTCCTCCGTAAGCTGATGACAGTTGACTCATTAAGCTTCCGCCACTTGGGTCAAAATTAAATCCTGTGTCCACTGGCGCAGCATCTAAAGGCGCTACTGGCGCAGCGGCCAAAGGTGCTGGTGCCGTGTTGCCTGCGTACTCTGGTGCAGGGGCTCCCTCTCCAACCTCCGCTCCGGGCACGTTAATGTTTTTAAAATGTTCCGTAAGACCCTTTATGCCTTGTTCTATGCTTGTTAACCGGTCACCCCATCCTGAAAAATCATACTGCTGCTGTTGTGACTGCTGCTGTGGTTGCATAAACTGATTACGTGAATTTCCCAAAGTGCTATAAGGAGAATTAGGATAGGGATTGTACATTACCTTAGTCCGTCAGGTTGAACGTCAGCGCGGTAAGTACCGTACCTCCACGCCGTATCAAGATCGGTACTTGAAATTTTAATTGATCCCTGTCTTCCGCGTGCGCGTGTGTCAACCTTGGTTGTTGTAGTGCTCACAGTGTAGGGTCCGTGTGTAACTTGGGTACTGGCTGGGTACAATTTAAAGTTAAGCTCAACGCTAAGGTCACCGCTTTGGTTTTTAAAGTCAGGAATAAATCTCCTTATTGACATAAGCCTTTCCCCTGACTCCGGTATGACAAAGTCACCTGACTCTATGTAGGATGTCATGGCTGAGCCGTCATCGTTGTTTCCGTTTTCCTGTGCGTACATGAAACTTCTTCCGGCTGTAGTGCCGGTTATCGTGGTGATGGTCGTGGTTGTGTCCGTTGCGCTGTACGCTGTTGCGTAAGGATACTGGTAAACTCCCTTGTCCACCCATGAAGATCTGGAGAGGGTTCCTATGCACCAGACATTTTCCTGGTAGTTGTACGTGACACAGCGGTCAATCACGTTCGATCCGCTTGACGGATAGAACCAGGTAACTTCGTTAAACTCACTGTTAAGGGATGCGAACGTGTCCTTCTGGGACGCCACATCTATGTCAGTGAAAACATAATCCTCCACGGAGCATGGAATTTTTTGAACGGAACCGTCAAACTTGAAAAAGGAATCAATTCCCATCCAGAATGACCTTCCGTTAGTTTCCACAACCGAGTGAAGTCCTGCCGCTCCACACGCTGATCCAAGCTGGTTGAACCCGAAAGTAAATGGGGCCCCAATCAGCTGCATTTGGTACAGCGCAGTGTCAGTCCATATCAACACGGCACCGCGAGAACGGGCAGCGGCAGTTAGTCTACTGCCGTCCGTCAGTCTCTGTGATCCTGCAGTGTTGGTTGCTGTTGGGGTCCATGACGTATGATCATCCTGGTCCGACCACCGAATGAACATGTCATCCTGCGTGGCGGCACTCGCTATTGTTGTTTCAGTTCCAAAAAGTATAACGTGACGGTCCGTTCCTGAAACCATCGCGAATCTGCTTGTTGTTGGGGCATTGCTTACTATAGCCGCCACCGTTCCGGTACCGACAGATGTGTCCCAATAATAAAGGGATCCGTTAAAGAACTGGCACAAGGCGTCCTCGCCCCAGTTGTCAATTGACCATTTCCCCGCGTCAAGCTGAACGCTGTTGGGAGCCGCAAGTCCTGAACGTGTCGTTCCCCACGTTGAAAGTCCCCACGTTCCTGCACCCCATCCATATCCCTGGATTGAAGCTGCCGGTTTTGTGTTGATTTCATATGATCCAGTGGCTGTAACACTGCCAGCTCCAGTACTTGTAGCGGTTCCTTTTGAAGTAATTACGTATTGTGATGTGGAAGTAATGGATTGAATTTCAAATTCTCCAGTGAGTTCAGCTGCTGTAATTCCATTTGCTGCCCCTGATACACTAGAAAGTGTAACAAAATCCCCTTCAACTGCTCCGTGTGATGCGTCAGTTATTGTTACATCCGCTTTAGCATTGGTGGTTGTTATATCCGTGATGCTTCCTGAGGCATCACGAACGGGTGTAATGTCCGACCATGCGTTGTTGGCGTAGACGTAAAGTTTTTTATTTGTTCCCGTTATTGTGTAAGGATCCCCGTCAAGGGAGAACCAAGCTCTCATTCCCCTTGCCGCCCCCAAAAGAGCGTCACTGGTTACCTTTGCCCATCCCCCTATTTTTTCGGGAAGACCATACCTGAACCTGACATTGTCGCCGTCAAACCAACGTCCTTCGGCCCCATATTCAGTGTCCTGTTTGTCTATTCCTGGTGATAGTTGGACCTTAACAAGTGCCATATTAACTCCCTATACAGCTGAATCGTAATGTCTTATCCAGCGTGCCGTTCCGTTTATCTTGATCATTATCGCTCCCGTCTTGGTCCCGGCAGTTGCCGTTGAGGAAGACAGACTGTTGGCGCTGGCTGCTCCAGATGTTCCAACATAATTTATAAAAGGTTGGTCATCATCGCCTTGATCCAAATCCAGTACCGGAATTGCTCCAGTTGAACTATTTTGATCCACCTCCAGCTTTGCCGCTGGGGCTGAAACTCCAACTCCCACCCGGTCATTTCCTGCGTCCAGATAAAGAAGATTGTTATCAGAATCTCCGTAGATCTGTGCGTCCTTATCGGCGCCAGAACTGTTGTAGGTCAGTGTTCCACCGTTTAAAACAGTGTCACCGGATACAGTCAGGTTGTTGTTGGCAACCAAGTTTCCAGCGTCCGCT